ATATAATGCAATTAGTGCAAACGGTTTAAGTTTGCATGGATTGTTCAGTTTAGTTATATAAAATAAAAATTGACCCCACCTTCGGGGTGGATTTAATTTGAGTGATATATAATGTAACGATCAATTTCATGAAGTAGTGTATGCTTTGGATACACCCCTACTTGGGTTACAAGAAATTGTTATTACTTACCAACTGGTATTTTAATTATTGTTTAACGTGTATGTAATAATATATGATATATTTGCCACGATTTGTAATGAATGTAATCAGCACTACCTGATATGTAAAGTAGTATGTTGAATTGTTTTGATTATGAACTCCAAATGATGTATTCATTTGAGGTGAACGTTAAAGTATTAATCTGTGTTTTAGATGTGCAGATTTTAAGAAATATTGAACCTTTGAGATATCAATTTTAATTCAATCTATAGACTTGCCCGGTTAGTGTAAACCTATTCGCAGAGGTAGGAGTTTGGTAGAGATCGACGGTAGTGTCATATATCCGAAAAAGGTACAACGTGAAGGTTAATGAATCTAAACGCTCTGTAGACTTTTGTATATGGCATGAAAGGTATCGCCCCATGCAGTGGAAAACTACGGACACCACTGATGCCAATTATAACATAGTCAAACGATCCCATCGTGGATTGTCGATAACGAATTGGCGCTCTGATGAAAAATTGCTATTGTGAATATGAATATATATATATTATGTCCAACACTGTGAATAGTTGTGCGGAACTAGAGTTTTTAATGCCGCCTAATTGTCCTTACATTTAGCTAAAATGACTTCACAACAATTGATGAATAATTTGAGCGAAAACTGCGAACATTTTTCTGTAGAGAAAAATAAAATGATTTGGCCTGCCGTGCCAATGGAAACGGTTAAAAAATTAAACGACCAATACGAACGTGATGAAGCCGATGGGTACAAAATACCCAACCAACCACGTTTGTGGAAATTGCGGCCTGAAGAACATTATGATATTAAATTGCCTGCTGTTATAGACAAAAGAATTTCTGTTTGTAAGAAGTTGGATAACACTGTCCATACAACTACTGGCTATTTGAATCAAACTTATACTGAAGAAAATGGTCATGGTCGTTTCACTAATTCTTATACTAGTGTGGCATTGTCCACACGAGCTCCTTCTGATACTGCCGATTTGGCACTTATCGCTGCTATTCCTTTAACGGCAGATATGGATAAAATCAGAAAACGAATTGATGATATTGAACATGAATTATTGAAACTTTCGGCTGAAGGGTGCTCCATAATGGCGTCTCTTCGCGATCGCACTGTAAATAAAGATGTTGATGTGGCTGTAGCACATCCACGTTCATTGACTATGACATCTGACAATTTGCCTGCGTCATTTGGTAATTTGTCTGGACCAGCATTGCAAGAACAAGAAATTTTCTTGTTGTTAGATCATTTGAATTTTAATGTTGCAATTGAACAAACACATTTAAATTTGCGTATAACTCAATATCCACAGGAAGAATTTATCCAAAAATATATTAACTGGCGTAGATTAAGATTAGGAGAACCAGTTAACTCTAGGAATATTCTTACCCATGAGGATTTGATTGTAGATCATCCTCTTGTGAAGGGGAAGAAATTGTTGAAGGCAAGAAATTACGCAATGAAACCACGACTCGCAGAACGAGCAGTTTCATTTAATAGAGTAGCTAGACTCTCGCTTATTGCAAAACTTAGAGCACTTAAAGCAAAAAGAGTGAACGATGACAACGCACGAACTTTTAAAAGTTGCATCGCTAACGAAATTGATGAAGTGAAAGGCTTGAGCCAAACAGCTATCTCTATGCTTGCCAAATTGCAAGATCATACTTCAAATCAAGAAACATTGGAGAAGGAAGATGTTGCAATGACCCTGGCAACAATGCAAGGTGTTTCAGAATTTATGGCTCAAGGTTTAGCTGATATGAAGATTAATCTTGGCCCAGATGAGAAGTTGATTGCTGCAAATGTGACACTTGAGGCAAAGAAATTTAATGTAAACTTGTCTCACGCAACAGCAGCTCTGGAACGTACTGGAAATACTTTTAAGGAAGCTATGTCTGATACAATGAAAGGGGCCATGCAGTTGTTAACACAAATGAAATCTGATGTTGCATCTGTTGGTCAAAATTTATCGAAAACTATTTCTGATACTTCATTAGTTCAAAAGGCTATGGTTGCTATTGAGAAAATATCAAGTTTCATCATTTTTGTGTATATTGCATCCAAATCTACTGTAGAACAAGCTGCAGGAGTTATGATTGGATGGTTATTGTCCAGTGGCCTATTTTCCACGTGTTATAAATATTTGTCTGGCCTTCTAACATGGATGCGTGGACTTTTTACTGAAGAAAAACAAAAAGATGTGGAAATGAATGTTATTGTAGACAATAAAGAATTTGTTGGACATGCTGGTGAAGCTGAAACTGAAGCCGAAGTTGCAACTAGTGTCTTTTCTTTGGTCACTAATATAATAGCTGAAGCTATGAATATTGGCTCTGACATTAAGAAAGAAATTAGTACGAAGAATATCAAGAAATTTTCAACTTATGTTCATGGTGCGCGTGATTTGGGCATCATGATTCGCCTCGTTAAAGATGCTATTGAGTACATTCGAACTGAATGGCTTGGTTTGCCACCAAGCGATATTGCGATGGCGGAGCTTAAACTTCGAGTAGAATCCTTTGTTAAAGACGTATGTATTGAGTTACCAAAAGATATGGCTAAAGAAATCATGACTGATCATCTTTACAACCATAAAATTTTGCAACTTGTAAAGGAAGCTAATGCTCTGAAGAGTGAACTCATCAAGATTGAAAAGGTACCAATGAGTATCTTAAGCACCTTTAATGGTGTGTACATTTCTTTGATGAAATACCAAGATACTGTGAACGCAAAGACCCATGAGGATTTAGGTAGAAATGAACCACTTGGTATCTGGATGTGGGGTAGTCCAGGTCTTGGAAAATCTGTTATAGTTCAACTCTTGATTTATCGCTTGTATGCCTTAAAGTATCCTGAACGAGCTCAAAAATTCAGAGTAAATGATCAAATTTATGTGCGAAGAGCAGAAATGGAATTCTGGAACAACTATTTCGGGCAATATGGTTGTATCTTCGATGATTATTTTATGAACACTGATATTGATGAGACCACAACCCATTGCATCGATTACATTAATGTCAAAAATGATGTTCCGTTCCAGTTGAACATGGCCGAATTGACCGAGAAGAAAGGAACTTATTTTACTTCTGAAGTCTGTATTTCAACTAATAATATGGAATTGAAAGCGTTGACTAATGCTACCAAATTGGCCGATGTGTCTGCTTTCTTCCGTCGTTTTGCCTTGAACATTCGGTGTTTTGTTAATCCTGAGTTTATTAAGAACCAAAACGGTGCATGGATCATTGACAAGGAAAAGGTTCTGGATACATTTGAACATCAAATTATTCCAACAGAACATTGCCTCTTCCAAGTCAAAGGATATCGTGGATTTCAGAAGATTCACTGGCCAACTGGTGAAACTTTTGATAATTTGGTCGATTTTGAAACTCTTGTCAAAATTTGCTGGCGAAAAATGCAACACTTGCAGAAAGTAAAATTTGGTGAGTTGATTGACAAAATTGCCGAAAAAGGATTAAACTTGGCTGACGGCTATGAAATGCTTAAAGATGAGATGGATTTGGATATGCCGACTGCTTTGAAAGAACAACCAGAAGAGATTGTTGACTATAAATCTATCCAAGATAAAGCAAAAGCTGAGAAGCAAGAAGTTGAGCAATTAACATTGCAAAGTAGAAAGATTGTAGCTCAACGAATCATCGATGGAGTTGATCGTCCTAAAAATCGCAAGTCCCATCAACCTTCTTTTAAACCACAAGCATTATCATTGACTGATTATATGGTTACAAGCAATAACATAGCTTTTTACAGTGAACTTGAAGTTGATGCAATTATGGAGGTTGTTGCCATGTTTATGAATAAAACTGGCAACTTCCAATTTGCTGGAGCGCGTTGTACATTAATTCCCGAGCAGTCATTTCAATTAATGAAGGCTTATTCAAAGAATTATCCAACTTATGCTTCGATTCCTTTGACTGATGCTCAAACTGTTGATTTACAAACTGGTAGATTGGGAACGATAGCTGTCGGAAAAATATTCGATAAATGGCTTGATACTCAACTAGAGTTTTTCCCTGATTCGATGATGAATTTGGTGTTTCCTAGTGAACATAGAGCATACATAACATATGCTGTGCCTAGTTCTTGTGGTAAATGGATACATTTACATCGCGGACCATCGATTGAGCCGCTAATTGAATATTTCTTCAAATTGGTTATTCGCTTCATGGGTGGGCAATCATGTATAGCAGACATGGAGTCTTTGTATCAGATGATTTATGAGTGTCCTCTTGAAGGAATTCTCGAGTACTCACCTGATTACGAGGATCCTGATTATGTCATGCTGGATTATATGTGCAATGTACATCCAAAAATGGGTGAAATAGCTACAAATGCTAGTCGAATGGTGCTCAACGTTGTGGGAGATGAAATGTTGCCTATTCTTAGACGACAAGTCGAGAGCAATTTTTCTGCCCAAATGTTAAAGCGTTTAGCAAGATGGTATATTGGAGCTGAAACTAACCCAGTTGATGAAGCCAAGGACACATACACTGATGTTGAAAAGAGCCAATTGGTGCAACATGTTGGAATTGAAGATGCTGTTAAATCACTACATAGTAGTGGGAAATCAGTTACTCCTGATAATTTGGTTGTCAATGCTATTGAAACTTTGCAAATGGGAAGTGATTTAGAGTCCAAATTGTCTAAGTATGAAAATGAGGAGGACAAAGTTATGCACCATGATGTTATTTCAGACGATATCACTGTTGAAGAATTGACAGCTGTTAATCTGAATAAGTTGCGTGAACAATTGATCACACCAAAGACTATATCTGATATAAAGGAGATTCAGGCACAATTGAAACCTGAACCAACTTATGCTGAATATTCAGATCTTGATGATGACCAATTTGATTTTACTTCTGACGAGGAAGATTGGAAAAAGTTGCAAGAGATGGTTGAGAAAGAAAAATTAACTACTAAGAATGCACATCACAACTGTCGTGTGGCTTCTTACTTGCAATCAATCAACAGATATGGCAAGCAACACCTATGGACACAAGATCGTATAGCCTTTGTAGCTCAAGCTGGAGCAACTCTCCTTAAAAATATTGAGGATCAGAAGGTGCGTCTTGTGAAAGCAACCACAGGTTGGTTTGATTCTATCACAAAACAGATTGATGAGATCCATGCCAAATATCCGTGGGCTAAGGTCCTTGAAATAACCGGATTGGCTCTTGGAATGTTGGCTGCTGGATATACTATTTTCTCTTATTTCACATCTAAAGGTGAACATAAATTTGGATCACAGACTGCATTTGGATCAGGTGATGACAAAACTCAAAAAGTCAAGTGGCAACGAGTGCAGAGAAAACCGATGCAGAAGGGACAACCAATGCGTGGTGATCAAATGTTTGTGGCCAATATGTCTACTGAGGAATTTTATGCCCATTCCAACAAAGACCCAACTGCAACCAAGATTATTGAAGATGTTTTGGTAGATCAAATTGGGCACATTTATTGGAGAGAGCGTGGAGGCGAAGGATTGAATGGTAAATGTGACATCACTTTCACTCATGGTAGAAGTGGATTGACTGCCAATCATTTCTTTTCCTTTGCCACTGCTGAATTTCCAGATATTTATCTTACTTGTTCAAAAGGAGAGTTTACTTTCACCAAAGAACAATTTACGTGTACCCAACTTGGCACTGATTTAATTGCTATTGAGTTTGACAAGATGTTGCCATCCTTTAGAGATATTAGACATCATTTTGCTAAAATAACCAGCGCAACTATTGATCTATCAACTGTAGGCTTTGTTCGAAGAAAAGGTGACCATGCTTATACTTTAGTTTCACATGGAAATGTAAACTTGGGTAAAAACATCACCTATAAAATTGATGAAGCTGGAGTGAATCGTGAAGTTGTAACTTTGACAAATTATATCCGTGCTGGAATCCCATCTGTTAATGGTGATTGTGGTTCACCACTTGTGATATTCAACACTCACATGAATGAAAAGATAGGAGGGATTTTGGTAGCAGGAAGTGGATCAGAGGCTTTGTTTCACTTAGTCAATCCAGAAGATTTGTACTCTACTGATTTTGTTGCACACTTTGGACAGCTGGTATTTCCTCAAGGAACAACTGTATTACGTACAGTACCTACAACCAAAGCTCCTCGTTTGCCTGAAGTGTCAAAAGTGATTGAATCTAAGTTGCACGGAAAAACTGGCATTGCAAGTTCAACCAAACCTGCAAAACTTAAGCCATTTTATATTGAAAAGCCAGACTCCACTCCTATTAGGGTTAGTCCTTTGCAAAAAGCACTTGGAAAGATGGAGCGTAAACCTATCACTGTAAGCGACAAGATGTTGCGAGCCATTGATAAAGCTGCTGATGCAGTTTATAATCACCTTCCTCAAGTTCCAGAAGGTAAGAAAACAAAGCTTAATCGCTTTGAAGCAATTAATGGTAAGCCAACTTGGAGTCACACAGGAAGTATTTGGTTTGATACATCCAATGGATGGCGTGAAGATAAACCTAATCCTCCAGGAAAAAGCACTAAGGAACACCACTTTAGATGTACATGTTGTGGACAAAAACCAAGTTGCGAATGTTTCACACCGAATCGCAAGTGTAAAGGACATATGTCTAGTTATATGCCAACACCAGAAATGGAAAAAGCTATTCAAGATATGAAAGATATCCTTTATAATTGCGTATTGACTGTTGAAGAAAAAGTCAAGCGTATAAATATGGTTTTCCAGGATTGCTTAAAGGATGAGCGTCGTGACAATGAGAAAGTAGACGAAGGTAAAACTCGTCTGTTTTCTGCTGCTATCACTGAGTTATTGATCAACAAACGTGAACTTTATCAATCATTTGTTGAGATGATGATGAGTGATCCTGCTAATTCTTTTAGTGCAATGGGAATCAATGTTCATTCACAACATTGGAAATTGTTGTATGAACGTTTGACCACATTTTCTAAAGTTTTGGCTGGTGATTACTCCAATTATGACGCTTCAATTCGTGAGGCAATTAATCGAGCAGTTGAAAAAGTAGTTGCTAGATGGCACATGGAAAATGGAGTGTGGGATGAAAAAGATCTCAGCGCACATAAGGCACTTTGGGAGTTGACTTATCGGGCCCAACATGTTGCAGGAACAACTATTTACCAAATGGATGAAATTGGTGCTAATCCATCAGGAGACCTTATGACTACAGTATACAACATTATTGCTAATGCGATTATTCATGTTTATTGTGTTATAATGGAAGCTTGGGAACAGCAAATTCCAGGATTGGTGGGTGAATTCCAAGGCGAAGATTACTTTAAACTCTTCATGTTATCTATTTTTGGTGATGATCATGTTGAAACGACAGATGTTGACTGGTACGATATGCAGAAGAAAGAGAAGTGGATTAAAACTTTAGGAATGACCTATACAACCACTGACAAGAAATCTATTGGAGAGTTGCGTTGGCAAAAAATCGAAGATATAACGTATCTCAAGCGTCGTTTTGTACCAAAGAATGGATTAGTTCTAGCTCCACTTGAAAGACATGTTATTGAAGATATGCCACAATGGATCAAGAACAATGGAAATGATCCTTTCCAAGCTACAACTGTTAATGCATCTGCTGCTGTTAGAGAAATGTTTCATTATGGTCGCGATGAATTTGATTTCTTTAGACGAAGAATGGAAAAATTATTGCGAGATAATGGTTGCCCTCCATTGCATGAGAAGGATTATGATGAATTGCTACACGATTATTTAGGATTGGGTTTTGTAGGACAAGGTGATATCAGCTACCAAGATAGCTGGAGCATGAATGATTCTACTTTTGTTGCCCAGTCTGGAAATGAAAGAACTACAATTTCATCATTAAAAGGGTTTGTTAAAGCACGACCTGATGTATTAGATGTTGTTGAAGTTTCACAGTCCTGGGCAATTTGTGGAGAAGATGCATCCCTTGATATGCGTGAAACTGATATCAAGGTTGCCGAGTTTATGGAAGGCCGATCACAAGAAATTGATGATGCAGCCCAAGCTCGACAACTTGGATTGAATCCAAATGATATTGTGTGGAATCGTCAAATGTATTATGCTCAACGTAGAGCTAATGCTATTAAGGAGCAACATAAAATGGGTAATTTTGTTGCACAACAAAAGGAAATTAGACTCACAGTCGATCAAGCTGAAAGAGTTTTGCCAATAACTGGTCGTAACGAACCACGTGTTTTATTTATGAAGATAAAGAAAACCACTGATGTTGTTAAACCTTTTGTTGGACAAATGGATGCTAACCAACGTGCTCCTGAAGAAGCTGCAACAACTGAATCGGTGGGTATGACAAAATTTGAGGATACAACAATTACTAGTGTCGAACCCACAACTACAGTTCCATTGATTCCTGCAAATCCTTATCCTGACATTGATGTTGGTGGAATTCTTGGGCGTATCCAGCAAATACATCGTTTCAGCTGGACTAGTGCCCAAACCCAACATGTTTCAGTATCAGATTGCCGATTTCCTAAGATGTTGATGGATATACCTATTATATCTCAAACATTGAAACCATATACTTTTATGAGATGTAAATCGGTTTTTATGCGGTGTGAAATTAACACTACTGCTTTTCATCATGGCACTTTGTTAGTTATGTGGTCTCCTTTTGGCCCAATGGATACAATTGCTTCTGATATATTTAGAGGTAGTAGTTTTCCACACGTTATAATAAGCGCTAGTGCTGGTAATGTAGTTGAATTTGAAATTCCATGGATGTTGCCAACATTATATTGGAATATGAAACGTGGTCCAACCACTTCATCAGCCCCAGATTTGTTTGGCCATGTCAAATTTATGGTTTTAACTCCACTTAAAAGCATGAATGCAACAGGAACTGTTTCTGTTGATGTTAATTGTTATGCATATTTTAAGGGAGCAGAAGTCGCTGGACCAAATTATCCAAATTATTCTATGAGTGAATTTAAAGCTCAAATGAATAGAGAGCAGACAACACGTTCGGCAGTTAAAACTCTAGCAGCTATTGCTGAAGCTACTGGTCCAATAGTAGCAACTATCACTGGAGTACCACAAGCAAGTGGGATTGCAAAACAAATTGTCAAAGCTATAAGTGGAAGTGAATTTAACAATCCTACTACAGTTCAAGGTGTTACTTTCACACAAGATAGACAAGATAGTCTTCAATTTGTCAAAGGATTGAGTAATGCACAAAAACTGAGTGCTGATCCTCAAAACGCCGTTAGTTGTGATCATCGTTATTATGGGGACAAAGAAGATTACAATATATTATCGAATTATTGTATGTTGCCTACCGTTTTCAAGCTGTTTTCATTTACCAATTCTTCTCTAACGAAATCACTTTTAGCGAGTTGGAGGGTTCACCCTTTGGTTTGCCCATCTTCTACTGATAGTGAAACAGGCGATATTGTTGCTACTCCTACTCATCTGGCTAATGCAGCTTGTAATTTTGAATTGTGGAATGGACCTATTCGTTATAGAATCTCATTCGTAACAAGTAAATTTATAACTGCACGTGTCAGAATAGTTTGGACACCTGAAGTCTATTCATCTGATGAAGATACCGCCGGTTCTGGCAGTGTTTATTCAAAAGTTATTGATATAACTGGTGAAACCAACGTAGATATTGAAATACCCTATTTCAATGAGAAAATTTGGAGTCGTGTGTTTCCATCTGGCATATCCATGGGTATGGTTCCGTCAATTGATCATTGTTCAGGGCAAGTGTCCATTTTCCTTGTAAATCCAGTTAAAAACGTTAATTCATCTGCTGATAGCGTTGTTGATTGTGTTATCTGGACTGCAGCTGGACCAGGAATGCGATTTACCAGGATAGCAAATAGAGTACCATATGATGCTATAATTATGGATAGCGATATAGCATCAGATAAATTTCATGCTCAGAGCTCGTATGACACTCGCGCTATGTTCAGAGGGGACTTCGAGACTTTGGCTCCAGCAACCACTTTCATTTATCAAAACTTGGCCAATGGTGATAGTGTTAATTCTTGGAAGGAATTAATTACCAGACCTAATCGTGTTGGGTTGACCTATTGGACTCATAACAACTCTGGAAGTGATTACCTTGAACCACACACTGTCGATTGGAAACAGGAGATGCATGATTTTACGACCTATAGTATCTACACTGTGTCCAATGCAGCAGCATGCGATCCACGCATGAATACTGTTTATAGAACATTTAAATTCTATAAAGGTAGTATGCGCTATATTTTTAAGAAAATTTATCAATACAGCAGCACTACTACCAATGGACATGGGTATGAAGGTTGGGACGTTCTTTTTGAAAACTTTAGTCCTGATATGGAGGAAAATGAAACGCTTCCATATTCACAACCAAATCCTCATGCATTGTGGAATCCTGATACTCAACTATACGGTGTGGTCGAAATTCCTTACGAAAATGAGTTCCATGTGCAAAGTTGGGCGTTGGGTGGAATGTACGAACGCTGGCAAAGTGTTAAAATTGCAGCTGGTTGGCGTTATAATGAGGTCAATACTACTGAACATGGTGCATACCACACATGGATTTCACCAGGAGATGACTTCACTTTTGGTTTTCCAATCGCTCCACCCCAGCGCTTGACTTATGGGGATTTGGCACAAAATATCAAAGTCAAGAAATCGCTTGATGCTGCATTTACTAAAAATGCTAAATCAAAAACCACTCCGGAGGGAGAAACTCGAGAATTGAATCGCAGAGTTAAAAACTTAAATCTCAGATCAACTAATGATTTGAGCGGTGGCCAACAGCCGTGAATGGGCAACTTCTTTATAAAATTAAAGTCAC